AATAGAAATTTAGCTATAAAGTTTGATACAAATATTACATTATCAGCGCAAGCTGATTCAGGCGCGCCTGAAAATTTAAGAATGTACGCTGATACATTTCGTGTTTATACTTCTACAACAACTGTTGGTTTAACTGAAAGATTAGCTATATCTAATACTGGAGTAGTTACAATATCTAATTTAGCTGGCACTGGCAGTAGGGCTGTATTAGCTGACGCTAGCGGTGTATTATCTGCACCAGTATCGGACATATCAGTAAAAGAAAATATTAATACTATTGGATATGGTTTAAATGAAATACTTAAAATGAATCCAGTATGGTTTAATTATAATGACGAGTATAAAAACTACGGCGAAGGCAGACAAAATGGTAATATAGCGCAAGAAATGGAAAAAGTAATACCAGAAGCAGTATTTACAACGCCTACAACTGGTAAAATGGGTATTAACTATGATCAATTACACGCAGTATATATAAAAGCAATTCAAGAATTAAAAGCTGAAATAGACGCTTTAAAAAATAATTAATATGAAAAATATTCAACCAGTGGTATTTCCACTAAATCTAGGAACGGCAACAATATTAAATTGTGTAGGTAATGATAATTTTAGTACAAGCGTTACTATCTATTATCAACTATTAAGCGAAGAAAAACAAACTTTACAAACTGGTAATCTATCTTTAAGTGGATTTGATTATGAAGCATACAATACAAGTCCAGACGGAAACGAATATATCTACCAGTGGACGGCTACTGCATTAGGTGTAACATTAGTGTAACTTTTTTTAACCTTTAATAAATAAACAATGGACAAGCAAAAAGCCCTAGAATTAATTAAACAAGTAATAGATCAAGCCATAAAAGGCGGTCTATTTCAAAATGTAGATACTGCGGTTGCAGTAGCGCAAGCATTTGAAGTAATTGTAAAAGAATTACAAAAAGATGAAATCGCATAGTATGACACAAACTGATAATAGTATAACTGGATCTATCGCCAGCGTAGGTACTTACATATTAAGTATTACCCAAATTAACGCTTATGCGTCCTTATTTTTGGGCTTGCTATCTGGTATAAGTTCAATTTATACTATTATCAATATTTATGAATCAAAAAAGAAAAAAAATGAAAAATCGTAAAACTACAATATTTGGATTATTAGCTGCAATTAGCGGTTATTTTGCAACAGCTGGAACTGGTAAAGTACAAGTAATAGCGCAAGCAATAGCTGGATTATCTACATTTTTATTGGGTAATGCAGCAGCAGATAGCAAAAAAGATAATTAAAAACTATGACCAGTAACAAAAAAGTACTTACTGGTGTAGTTATTACAGCCATAATTTTATTTATGTTAAGAAAAAAAATAGCTACTGCATTAAATAATACACCTTTTGGTGCTATTAGTGATCGTCTATTTAATGTAATATCTTCATACGAGGGATTTATAGCTGTACCTAAATGGGATTATATGCAATATAGTGTAGGTTATGGATCTGGCTATAATTGGGATCAAAAACGACCAGTACAAAAAGGTGATATAATAGATAAGGAAACAGCCAGACGCTGGCTATTGTTAGAAGCGCAAGACAAATATGATTTTGTAATGAGTAAGGTAAAAGTACCAGTTACAGACAATCAACTATTAGCACTAGCTAGTTTTACGTATAATGTAGGTGAAGCAGCTTTCGCTGGTAGTACTTTACTTAAATTACTTAATAATGGCACAAATAAGGACGTTGTAGCGCAGCAATTTGATCGTTGGGTAAATGCTGGCGGTAAGGTCAATAAAGGGCTAGAAGGACGCAGAAAAGCGGAAAAACAATTATTTTTAACCTAGTTTGGGTTTTTTGCATAGTAAAGGATAAGGGACGTTTCTACGTCCCTTTTTTAATATAAATCCTTTGTACGAATATTTTAGTAGGTTTATCGTATAAATTAATATAATCTGCTTTAATACTATCAGCAAATTTTATAAAATTCATCACATTAGTAATATTTCGGTACTTTCTGGGTGCAGACTGGTCCAGCATAAATACAATAGCTGTAAAAATAGGCTTTGCCATTATAAAGGACGGTCTTTTATTACAAAATATCGCACGTGATCACTTGTAATAGCTTTTACCTTACGCTGGATCACCAGCGGCGCTACTGCTTTTAAAACGTCCATTGTTTGCCATTTGGTAATATCTTGTAAGTCTTTTAAAGATACTAATCGTCTTTGCTGAATAATTAAATAGATCCTTTGTTTGTTTGTCATAAAAGTTTATATTTGCATTAGAAAAAAGTTACTTCCTTTGGGGGGTTTACAGTCAGTAAGTCGCTGCGCCTAAAAACGCAGCGGCTTTTTTGTTACTGACCGTTATTTACACCAAACCTAATTTGATACCAGTACTGGAATATTGTTAATAGTTCAAAGTTCATCTGTTTATAAGTTTATAAAATATTATTTTTAAAATTTCCCATACTATTATAGCTAAAATGTATTTCATTTGATTTTAATTATTGATATGTTATAAATATGTTCTACTAGCACATATAGCATAGTAAAACAAGCGTATAAAATTGCCAGCGGCAATAGTATAAATATTAAATACATACGTTTTAAAAAAGTTATCATTTTATTTTTTTTTTATTTTTTGCTCTTATATAACTAGCTTGTTGACTACATCTAAAACAACAATATTTTTGATACCCTTGTTCAAAATTAATTTTAGGTATAAATTGTTTTTTACAATATTGACATATAATTGTTCTTAATTTTGTACTTAATTTATTATTATATAAAAGTTTATAAAATTCAATAGTAACATTATATTTATAATATGTTACCATATTTTTTTCATGCCAGCTTAAAAATGCTTCTATTGGTATTCTCATAAACTTTGATATTTATTATTTTGATCCTTTACAATATAGTTTTTATTGATCCATATTTTAGTTAAATTTTTAGCGTAAATTTTACCTTGCGCAGTACGTTCTATAATTTCATCAACAATATTGTTATACAGCATTGGTATTGTAACTATCTGGTTGCATAAGCGCCTACTTTCCATTTCGTCCAGATCACTAGCTTTTTTACCTTGTACTGGTGCAGCTGTTTCATTTTGTACTTGCTGGAATATGCCATTAAAATTCATTAATGTAACTGGTTCAAAGTCGCTATCGGATCGCATAAACCGGCTAGTCAATACATAAGTACTTTTATCCTTTTCTTTTATAATGTCAAGGGTACTTTGTGCGTAACGATCACTAGCTGATCCTATATGTCCAGTAGTAGTCAAATTTGATTTACTTTGATGCAGTACAGTAACTATTAGGATATTATGGATTTTGGTTATTTTTTTTAACCATTTAGTAAGTAGTGAACTTTCGCGCAAATCGTTAGCATCATTAAGACAATCCAGAAGCCCGTCTATGATCATTATTGAACAGTCTGCATTAAGTTCTAAATAGCGTTCAATCATACGTCTAATTATGCCGCTACCGTCTTCCCTTACTTGGAACGCATTAAAATAATCTGGTAGCTGTTGCAATTCGCTAAAATGCTTTATTTTACCTATTTGACGATAAAAGTCATAGTCGCTACTTTCTGTGTCAAAATAGCAAATTTTGCGCCGATCTATTGGTAGGTGAAGTTTCATAGTAAAAATGTCAAAAGTACTAAATGCAGACGCTATCAGCGCAGCTATGTACGTGGATTTACCAGCTTTGGGTAATCCAGAATAGACGCAAAAATTTTGTAATGATCCTACGTGTTTTCCCCCAATAGTAAAAACAATATTTTCCTTATTTGGGGTATATGTGGGATCGTATTTTCGTTTTACAAGTAAATCGTCTATTGAGAATTTATAGTCAGTATTTTCCATTAGATTTTTTCAAGTAATCCAGCAATATATAAAGCTAAAAATAAAATCAGTACAGCTTGACCGTTTTTATTGAATAATATCCAGTACACTATCTTTTTCATTTGTTATGTTTTTGTGTTTTTCTTCAATTTTGTTTAAAAACAGTATAGCATTATCAATGCTTATATTCATTAGTTCAATATCGTGATCTACTAAATTATTTGATAATCTAGCTTTAAAAATTTCTAGGGCAAAATGCTCTAGTTTAGATAATCCAGCAATAGGTACTACCATTCGTCCAAAATTGTCTTGCATTGGCGCAATAGGATAAGCTGGTGAAAGTGCATTAGTTTGCATAGTTATAATTTAAAGGTTTAAAAAAGTTACTTGGTAAGATAATCAATATGGCATTTGGCGCTAATCAATGTAGCGTGATACGACATATCAAGGGCAACGATATAAATTTCGTTTTTGTCATCTACGATAATAATATAATTGCAATAAAATATTTTTCTCATATCTATAAATTTTTAAGGTGAAAATTTAAAGATTGCAGATCCTTTTCGTAATCTTCAATAGCATCTTCTAAAATAATAGCTATTTCATTAGGTAAATGAAAAGGCAACATATCATTTGTTAGCCAGATCATTTGTTCAGCACCGATTTTGTTGGTACAGCTAAATAAAATTTTTACGTTTCGGAAATTTTGGAAACCGTAGATAGTTTCTAGTGTGTTTTTAAGCGACTGTATGCGCTTAATTTCAAGTAGCACAGCGGTAACGCTGGATAGATTTGCAGTTTTCATTTTGTGGGTTTTTAAAGTCAGTTAAAAACAATAACGACATAAAATAAAATTTTATTGTCCATACCACCAAATATATTTTTATATATATTATTTTAAAGGTTGAAAAAAGTTAATTAATAGGTGTTAGTTTGGGGGTTATGTGAATTATTTTTGTTTTTGCTTCAAGCAAAAAGCAAAAATAATTTATATTTCATATACATTGCACATTTCCCCCAACTTTTTTTCCACAATTTTGTTAAATTTAGAAAATAGGCAGATTTAGTTTGTTTTTATGCAATTTTTGGCTATTTTTGGGTACATTCAGTTTCTATGAATAAAAATATATGGCTGATACCAGCTGCAATAGTTGGTTTTATTTTGTATAAAAAATTTGTTTTATCGCAAACATTCAGCGTATTTTTTAAATCTATTGATTTTTCTACATTATCTTTTTTA